ACAGCTTTATCGGCGTGCTATGTTCCCCTTAAAGTTTCCTCGCCGGGTGAGCCGTTGACCACAGGCATGAAACCTCACGCCTGCCGCTTGCTACTGCGGATTTACCCTGCCCCTTATGGGCGCACCGGCGATATGATTTATGAAACGGTCAACGCCAATAGTCTTTCGGCCTTTGTAAAAGAGCAAATGACCGAGAACGGCGACGCCCTGCCCGATTGGCTGGACGGCTTAGTCAATGTCTTTGAAAAATCGACAGTCGGCGTGCGCAAGGCCGCCAAGAAATAAGGAGGATTTTGTATCATGGCTAAAAATGAACTGGCAAAGACGAGCGGCTTTTTGGCCCTTGCTGACTTTAATATGAATACCGCGCTGGCGGAGGAGCTCGACGGTTTGGAGAGCGGTTTTGACCGCGTGAAAATTCCCTCGGGCGGCAGTACCATGTATGAGCTTCCCGGCGACGAGGCCGACGAGCCGGAAACCGTCAAAGAGTTTTCAGCGGTCATCCTGCACCATCACCCTGTCCTTCAATATTACAAGGAAAAGTATACCGGTGGCAGCAATCCGCCCGATTGTGGGAGCCTCGACGGCGTGACCGGCGAGGGCGACCCCGGAGGAGTTTGCGCAAAATGCCCGCTGGCGCAATTCGGCAGCGGCGAGAACGGCGGCAAAGCCTGTAAAAACCGCCGCAGACTGTTCCTGCTCCGCGAGGGCGAGATTTTCCCTCTTATCCTCTCGCTGCCCACCGGCTCGCTTAAAGAGTTTTCGCGGTATATCAAGCGCCTGCTCAGTCGCGGCAACAAGAGCAATATGGTGGTGACGCGCTTCACGCTCAAAAAGGCCACCAATTCCAGCGGTATTGCCTACTCGCAGGCGGCCTTCGCTGTTGACCGCCCATTGACCGCCGAGGAGCAGGCCCTGATAGGCAGGCTCACGGAACAGGTCAAGGCGTACAGCCGTCGTATCGGCTTTGATGCAGATGAGCCGGTGGAAGGCGAGTATATCGACGCCGAAACCGGAGAAGTCGTGGAGCCTCTCAACTAAAAACCCGCCCGGCGTGGGGCGGGCTTCATACCCGCTCTACGCTTCGGGCAGAAGGAGCAAAAATATGAGTTATTCATGCGTTACGACGCTAAAGGATATAAAGGCGTATCTGGCCGGGGCCGCCCTTGTGGCTTTTGACTTTGAAACGTCACCCACCAAGGAATACCGGGACGTGGAGCGCGCCGCACTGGACGCCCATAAAGCGGAGATCACCGGCGTTAGCTTCTCGGTGGCCGAGGGCAGCGCCATCTATATTCCGCTGCGGCACCGTACCGGAAAAAACGCCAACCCCGCCACGGTCATGCGGCATTTGCGCGGGGCCGTCTTTGAAAACAGGCAGGTTATAAAAATCGCCCACAACCTCGCCTTTGAAGCGGCGTTCCTGTACGCCCTGGGCGTGGTGGTGCAGCCGCCCGTCTATGACACCATTGCGGCGTCCCAGCTTACCCTAAAGAACCACATAGAGTTTCGCAACCTGTCGGATAGCGGATTGAAAACCCTCGTCCCCGCTCTGTTCGGCGTGGAGCTCCCAGACTTTGAAACAGTAACTGAGGGCCGCTCCTTTGACGAACTTCCCGCTCAGGACGCCGAAACTGTGCGCTATGCCTGCGCCGACAGCGATTATGCCCTGCGGCTATATCATCGGTTCAATGCGTGGTTTGACAAGAGCTTGCCACGGCACCGCTTTATCGCGGAGGAATTGGAATCGCCCACCGCCGTATATTGCGGCCTCATGCGGTACAACGGCCTGCTCATGGACAGAGAAACCATGCTGGAAAAACAGGCCGAGGCGGAAACAAAGCTCGCGGAGATCCGTGCGGGTATCGCCGGGTATGTCGGCGACGTGGAAATCGGGGCAAATGCCTCCACCTCTGCGTTCAAAAGTTATCTTTATAATACCCTCGGCCTGCCGGTCGTAAAAACCACCGCCAAGTATCAGGAGGCGGCGGACGACGAGGCCATGGTTTTGCTGGCCGATTGGTGCCGGGAGCATAAGCCGGAGCTCGTGCCGCTTTTTGAGCTTATTCAGGAATACCGACGTTGGGGCAAATTGAAAGGCACCTATCTGGACGGATACCTGCGCTTTATCAACGAGGCCACCGGACGCATCCATCCCGACCTATTGCCGTTAGGCACTGAAACTGGGCGCTTTGCCTCCCGTAATCCCAATATGCATTTGACCGCGAGCAACGACGGCTCGTTTTTTACTAACCTCGGTAAGCGTCTGGTGATCGGCGGCTGGATTAACCCGACAACCTACAGCATAGGCAACACCTACTGCCCACTTGTAAGCACCCGAAACGGCCCCGGCCAGCCTTTGTTTTATCTTTCCTTGTATCAGGGGCGATACCGGGTCATGCTGTACAATTCGTCGGGTTCGCTTATCCATGACCGCTCCGAGCCCACCATGCAGATACCCTTTCAAAATGGGGGCTGGTATTTTATCGCCACCATTATAGATATAGAAGCAAGTACGGTGCAGAGCTTCGTCGGCAACCGGGCCGACGGCGCGACATGGAAAACGAGCGTGCAGCCCTTTACCGGAACCCTTAACCCCGCATGTACCGCCAACATTGTGTTCGGCATGTTGCAGACGACCTATTGGTACGCGGGCGGCCTTGACGATTGGTTCTTTGAGACGGATTCTGCGCTCACCATAGACGATTTGGAGCGCCATTTCCTGAACGCGCAAATGGCGAATGGCGCGAGCAGCAGCGCCGATGTGGACGCATGGACGGAGCCCGGCGTCGTTACCCTCAAAGCGACAAACGGCGTGTATCCCAACAGCGGTGCGCTCTATACTCGCGCCGTTGAATGCAACCTCGCGGGTACCGGGCGGGTATCGGTAACTTCTGAATATACGGCAGGTGTAACCAGCATTGCCTCGGTGGAAACCAGCACGAGCGACGATATGGTGAACTGGACGGCATGGCAGCTTGTGGATGCCAGCGGCGCTTTGCAGTCGCCGAACAATGAGTATATCCGCTTCCGGGTAACGCTCGCCACCACCGATACCTCGCGCACGCCAAGGCTCATAGAGATTCAGTTGCACGATATACCCGTGGCCCCGTATGAAAAACTGGGCTTTGCCCGGCCTATCGTGCTGGACGCGGGCGGCGCTTGGGAGGCGGTCTTGGAGAACGCTTATGATATTGTAGTGACTGACGAGATAAACGGCTCGGATACTTTGGAATTTAAGCTCCCGTTCCGTGACCCCAAGCGGACATATCTCGACAATGAAAAGCAGGTACAGGTTGCCGGTGCGATTTACCGCATACGCACCCTGACCGACGATAAGAGCGGCGACGGCAGAGTGGTCACGCAGGTATACGCGGAGGCCGCTTTTTATGATTTGGCGTTTACGGTGAAAAAGGAACCGCAGGAGTACAATGCGGAAACGGCGGAGGCTCCCATGCAATACGCCCTACTCGGTACCGGCTGGTCGATTGGCATGATTACCGTCACTACGCGGCGCACATGGTCGTGCTCGGAAACGAGCGCCCTCGCCATTTTGCGGGCCGTTGCAGATATTCACGGCGGCGACCTCGTATTCGATTCCGTAAACCGAGAGGTTAGCCTTCTAACGTTCAGCGGGAAAGACAGCGGCGCTTTGTTTTCCTACCGCAAGAACATGAAAAGCATTAAGCGGGTGGTGGATACCCGCAGCCTTGTGACCCGCCTGTATGCCTACGGCAAGGACGGGATAACCTTTGCTTCCATCAATGACGGAAAGCCGTATGTGGAGGACTATACCTACAGCGCCGACGTAAGAATTTCAACGCTGGATTTATCGTCGTTCACCAACCCGTATCAAATGCTGGAATTTACCCAAATGCGCCTTGCCGAGTACGCCAAGCCCCGCGTTTCCTATGTACTTTCCGCCATGGACTTGTCGGTGCTGACCGGCTACGAGCACGAAGCGTGGGATTTGGGCGATACCGTTCTGGTGCATGACAGGGAATTAAATCTTACTATCCGAACCCGCGTTATCCGGCGTCAGTACAACGTGCAGGAGCCGTGGAAAACCGTCATTGAGCTATCCACCAAGCTCCGGGAACTCGGCGATTCCACGGCGGCGTGGGATAAGGCGGCGGATACCCTCTCGCAGGTGGATGTGCTTGACCGGCAGGAAATCAAGGATATGGTACCCTTTAACCACCTCCTCAACAGCCGGGCCGATAATGGGCTGGCATACTGGCTCAATTCGGGCTTTGAGGTGGATACCGGAAACGGGGTCAGCGGTACCGCCTGCTTCAAAGCCGTGGGCGTATCCGGCATGACAAAAAGCCTCTCGCAGACGGTATATCCGGCGAACCGGAAAAGCTACACCTTCTCCGCGCAGATTGCCAGCGAGGACTTAAAAAAAGGCCCAAACGGGCAGGTCGGTATTCAGGTGATATTTGAATATGAGGACGGCAGCACCGAAACCCGGTTTATCGACCTATTTTAAGGAAGGCGGTGCCTATGGCGTATTTTCAGCAGATAGCCAACGACCTGTCGCCAAAGGGCTCCGGGCGGATCAGGGCCATTACCATAAGGATTTGCGTCATTGATTGTACCGGGGCGGTGTATATCACCGACATGATGATACAGGGCGGCTCGGTGGCGACCGGCTGGGTGGGTCATCCCTCGGAGATTCAATGGACAATGGACGGGTGATTGTATGGAGTTTACGCGCTTTTCGGAAACAGTGATACCAAAGGGCGAAAGCCGCGTGGTGAGCATTACGGTCACGCCGATGATAAGCGATTGCACCGGCACCATCTACTTCACCGATTTGCATTTGCAAGAGGGCGATTGGCAGACCGGCTATGTTACCCATACCAGCCGGTTTCTGCAAAAGTACCGTAAGGATGGAGAAATCCAGCCGCCCCGGCATTTCAACGGCATTGTCCGGGGCGGCGATACCGTCGTGATAGCCAACAACAGCATTACCCCCAGCGGTAGTACCGTTGTGATAGATAAATCCCCGCAGATAAGCGCCGGGCTGGATTGCTATATCTACCCGGTGCAGGATATGGCGGCGGGCAGCATTGCCCTTGGTACCGGCATGGGCCAAGGGGCGCACCGCGTCCGTTTCCTTTCCTCCGCTCTTGCCGGTGATGAATTTGCCCTGCTGGCCAGCCGCCGCGAGTGCCTGAGAAACGGTTCCGCTACCGGGAAACAGGGCTTCTATCAATATGTCGCCTATGGCGACAGCAAGCATGTTGTGGAATTGGAGGAGTACAAGTCCGCCCGCCTCCTCTTTGTATTTCAGCAGACGCAGGAAGGAGGCGAGCGGTTTTAATGGATTTGCTCAAAGGCAAGCGCAACATGGTATGGGCCTATATGGGCAATACCCGGATGTATGAGGTGCTGCGGGATTACGGCGACCGCCTTAATACGGTCGGCATTTTCACTTTTGAAGTGGACGCCACTGGCACGCTTTCCGAAACCGGCACCAGCATTGCCACCATGATGACTTATATCAACCGCTGGCCGCATATCCGGTGGCTGCTTACCATTATGAACAACGGCGTCGCTTCAACTTTCACGGCCTTACGCGACAATACGGGCGGAGCCAAGGACAAGTTTTTGACCGAGATCGTGCGCATTATGCAGAAATATCCTTGGTGTGCCGGGGTCGATATTGACCTTGAACGGGGCGGCGGCTACGAAAACAAAGACGCTGCCAACGCCTTGTTCCGGGACATATACTCGACGGTCAAAAACTATAACCCGACGAAGCTGGTCAATATTTGTTTGCCGGGCATGACCGGCGTGGAAGGGAGCGTCGGCGGCGAGAACTGGTGCGTATACGCCGACCTCAACCCATATTGCGATACCGCCGCTATTATGTCTTACGGCATGTCGTGGGCGGGCTCCGCGCCCGGCCCGGTATCGCCTCGGAGTTGGTTGGAGGGCGTTTACAACTATGCGGTTGCGGTCATGACGCCGGATAAGGTGTTTATGGGCCTGCCCGGTTACGGCTGGAACTGGCGCATACATGACACGCCGGAGAACATGGGCGTGACGTATCGGGGAACCTCCAACACCTATTACGCCGCTCAATTCTGGCTGAATGGTTCCTATAACTTTACAAACGACGGGCCGCCCCAGCCGTTCATTCCCATCATTGCGTATTGGGACGATGTGGACATGGTGCCGTGGGCGCTGCCGCATGTGTATGATTTCATGGACGGCTGGTCGGTGGCCGAGCCCGCGCGGGGCGCGTTGACAAGGGAAACCTACAACCGCAGGCGTTATCTGACGGCCTACGGCAAGGAGCAAAACGCCTCGTTCGGGACAATTTATATTGACCGTAACGGCGTCCCGGATAGCTATTCCGGGATAGTGACGGTTACTGAAAGTATGGCGGTGCTCGGCGAGGGCGGCCAAGCCACCTATAACTTCACCGTAAGCCAAAGCGGCACCTATGACGTAGCTGTGCGGCTTTGTTACCCCTTTTGGGACAAAAACGCCCTCGGCGTTTCTCTGGATGGCTCCACAAAGATGTTTCAGGAAACCCGCCTGTGGTGGCCGTACTGGCGGAAAAACTGCTGGCTTTCCCTCGCCGCAGGGGTCTATCTCTCGGCTGGCTCCCACACCATACGCATAAGCGGCGGCGTGCCGGGCGTGCAGTTTTACGGCTTCCGGGTATGCAGCGCCTTTTCGGAATCCACATGGCCCGGAGAGGCTTCCTATACGCTGGCCCCGCGCCAGTTTATCGACGTGGACGGCAACCCGGCGCAGCCCGACCGGGGCTTCAAGCTGACCTTTGAAATGCTCCGGCGCAAGCCGGACAGCGCCTTGATTTGGTATGAGGATTTCCGGGATTCTCCGCCTTTGCCCGCGACCTATTGGCGTACCCTGTCGGGGTCTTGGGCTGTATGGCAAGACCCCGACAGCGCGGACAACCGGCCCTATTCACAACTGGAAGGCTCCGGTCAATTGGCGTGGCAATATGAGGGGTTTGCCGACGTGCATCTGCGCGCACAGATTGCCTTCCCCTCGAATGGCACAGGCCGGGCCGGGGTATTCATTGGCAGCATATTTGCCTGCCTCAATATAGATACCCAGCGGGTGGAGTTATACCAAGGTAGTACCCTGCTCGGCAGCTATGCCACCAGCTTTTCCCGGACGCCTGATGCGAATATCCGCAGCAATCCCTCCATGTATACCATTGAAATGAGGAGGCGCGGCAATCGTGTCCGGGTTTATAGTGGTTCGAGTAATACGCTCCGGTTCACGGCCACCGTATCGGGTGCGGGAGGGTTCGCCGGTATTCGCTCCGACGGGCCGATCAAATGCCAGCTTCTGCGGCTCGGCGACGCATGGACATATGAGCCATACGAACGTTTTGACGTGGAATACCCGGACGGCTCGCGGGCTTCTTTCGGACGGATTACTCGCAGCGGCGTAACGTGGGACGAGGAATTTCAGGTATTCACGGTTACGTCGGACGTAGAGGAAAGCGCCACCCGCAGCGAGGAGATTTCCTTGGACTATGATTTCTTTCATTCTAAGCTGCTGGCTCTGCAATGCGGCAATGACTACCGGGTAAAAATCATACCCCGCGATATCAATGTCTGGATTGTGCGCCTGCTGCTGGGCGACGCGGACGGGTTCAGTATTCTCTACTACTCCGACGCGGATTCCCTTATTTATTGGGCCAACGAGGCGGCCTACCGTTGGAAGCTCCGGGGCTTTGCCCTCTGGTCGCTCGGCCAAGAAGATATGCGGCTGTGGGAGGCGCTCCCCAAGCAGATATAGACCTTAAAGTTATGTTTTAACGCTTGCCGAAAACGGCAGGCGTTTTATTTTGCAAAAATCAGGAGGTATTGATGATGAAAACGGTATGGCAAACAGTTCAAGCGGTACTCGCGGCGGCAGGCGGGTTTATCGGCTGGTTTTTAGGCGGCATGGACGGGTTTCTTTATGCGCTGATTGCCTTTGTGGTGATTGATTATTTGACCGGCGTAATGTGCGCGATTGCGGATAAGCAACTATCCAGCAATGTGGGCTTTCGAGGCATTTTCCGCAAGGTGCTCATTTTTGTAATGGTTGGCGTCGGCCACATCGTTGACAGCCAAGTCTTAGGCGACGGCAGCGCGTTGCGGACGGCGATAATCTTCTTCTATTTGTCGAACGAGGGCCTTTCAATGCTGGAAAACGCGGGACACTTGGGCCTCCCCATCCCGGAAAAGCTCAAAGATGTGCTGGCGCAACTGCATAACCGCGAGGACCAGGAGGACGGAAAATGAACGTCACTCTGAAAATGACCCGCGCGGAGAACATCGCGCGATATGGTGCCGGGCCGGTATCGCTGGACATTGAAGATTATCTTTGTGGCGTGGTTCCCGCCGAGATATACGAATCCGCCCACATGGAGGCGCTAAAGGCGCAGGCCGTGGCCGCCCGGACGTTTGCGGCAAAGCGCACGCAGGCCGGTACCGTCATGAATGACACGACCTCGTTTCAGGCGTACCGTTGCTCGCTCGCAGAGAAAAGCCCCCGGAGCAGACAGGCAGTTATGGATACGGCGGGACAGGTGCTTTGCTACGACGGGGCCATGATTGACTGTTTCTATTCCGCGTCCAACGGCGGGCAAACAAAACGCAGCGGGGACGTTTGGAGCCGTCACTATCCCTACTATGTGAAAAAGGCCGACCCATGGGATACCGCTGCCCGTCAAGAAAAGGCCACGAAACCCAGCCATGGCGTGGGCATGAGCCAAATCGGGGCCATGTGGGCGGCTAAGAACGGCGTCCCATATAACGATATACTCGCGTTTTATTACGACGGCACCGCCCTTGTGTCCGATTACGGCACAGGCGGTGTCGTTGGTTTTGAGGACGCGACCGAACCCGAAGGAGGTACCTCTATGAATCTGCGCAAGCTGATTTTTGTAAATAATGCCTGCTATAGGGCGGGCAAGACCATAGCGCCGAAAGGCATTATGGTGCATTCGACGGGGGCCAACAATCCTTATCTAAAACGATATGTCGGCCCCGATGACGGCCTGCTCGGGAAAAACCAATACAACAACCACTGGAACCAAGACCAGCCGGACGGGCAGCAAAAATGCACCCACGCCTTTATCGGCAAGCTGGCGGACGGTACGGTGGCGACGTATCAAGTGCTCCCATGGAATCATCGGGGCTGGCATTGCGGCAGCGGCCCTAAAGGCTCCGGCAATGATACGCATATCTCCTTTGAGATTTGTGAGGATGACCTCACGAACAGCGCCTATTTCAATAAGGTCTATCAAGAGGCCGTGGAATTGTGCGTCTATCTTTGCCGACAGTACGGGCTGACCGAGGCGGATATTATCTGCCACAGCGAAGGCCACAAACTGGGTATCGCCAGCAATCATGCCGACGTGATGCACTGGTTCCCTCTTCATGGTAAAAGCATGGACACCTTCCGCGCCGCCGTCAAGCAGGCGCTGGGAGGCAATGAGACGCCCGCTCCACAACCCGACCCCGCGCCTTCCGGCATCGCGGTCGGTTCGCTGGTGGAATTTAAGAGCGGCGCGGCCAGTTATTACCCCGGCAGCAAAGCCATCCCTGCCTGGGTGATTTCAGACTATTACCATAAGGTGACGCAGATCACCTCCGGCGGCAAGCCGGTTGTCAAGGGCGGCAAAACCTGCGTGTTGCTTGGCAAGAAAATCAAAAAGTCGGGCGGCTCCGAGGAGGCCGGTATCAATACATGGGTGGATACCGACATGCTTTCCGTTGTCGGCTCCGGCTCTGCCGGTTATACCACCTATACGGTGGCGAAGGGCGACACCCTTTGGGGTATCGCTCAAAAGCGCCTCGGCAGCGGTACACGATACACGGAGATTAAGGCATTGAACGGCTTAACCTCCGACACCATTTACGCCGGGCAGGTGCTTAAAATTCCAAATTAGCGCCTTGATTTCGTTCGTGGGAGCGTCCATATCGGGCGCTCCCATTTTTACGGCAAGTCCTTTTTCAATTCGGGCTTGTCACTGCCTCACCGGCTTCTATCAGGGCGCATATGATGGTATTGCACCCTTATATGAAGGGAGGTATTGTTCTGTTTGCACAACAGTTAGCACAAATGAAAAATGCGGATATAGCCGTTGACGATAGAGTGGATATTGCCAGCGTAAAAATAGATGCGGATGCACCTGTTGCTTCGCGGGCCGAGCAATATCTCAGCCAGATAAAAAATCCATACGCTTTCAAATGCGGGGAAATCGCGGTAAATGTGCAATTTTCCCCGGAAGGCAAAACCCTGAAAGAAGCCGTGACCTCCTATCTATCTGCAATAAAAAAGAGCAATTAAGCGGCCCGTCAGGCTTGGACTGACGGGTTTTTCAGGGTAGACTGACAGCGTGATTATGGAAGATAGGAGGTAAATATGGCACGCATTCGTAAAGCACAAAAAGAAACGGTTCACATTGGAACCAAGACCGCTGGTCAAATCGTATGGCGTATTGCCGTTTACATCCGTCTTTCAAAGGAAGACGCTAATAAGGAGGATGCAAACAGCAATGAGAACCAGAGCGAGAGCGTAGTCAATCAAAAAAAGATACTCATTGAGTATCTGGAACAGTTTTTCGACGGCCAGTATGTCATAGTGGATTTCTACATTGACGACGGCCTGACCGGCACAGATGATACGCGCGCAGATTTTATGCGCATGGTTCAGGACATTGAGCAGGGCAAGGTAAACTGCGTATTATGCAAGACTTTGGCCCGTGCCTTCCGCAATTACTCCGATCAGGGGTACTACTTGGAATACTACTTCCCGCAGAAAAACGTGCGCTTCATTTCTACCGGCGACCCTGCAATTGATACTTTCAAAAACCCCGATGCGATTACCGGTTTGGAAGTACCCATTTCAGGACTTATGAATGACCGCTTTGCCTGTAGAACATCAAGCGACGTGCGGCGCACCTTCAATACCAAGCGGAGAAAAGGCGAGTTTATTGGGGCCTTTCCGCCGTATGGCTATTTGAAAGACCCGGCGGATAAAAACCATCTGATACTGGACGATGATATTGTTCCTATTAAAAGGGACATGAAGGACTGGATTATCAACGATGGAATGAGCCTCAACGGAGTAGCGCAAAAGCTCAACGAGCTTGGAATCCCCAACCCGACCGCCTACAAGCGCAGCAAGGGCTGGAAATACAATAACCCGAATGTCAAGAAAAACGATGGCCTGTGGACGGGGGTTACGGTTAAAAGGATTCTATTGGATAAAGTCAATCTCGGCCATATGGTGCAGGGCAGACAGAAGGTTGTGAGCTACAAGGTGCATGACAAAGTGGCGGTTCCCGAGGAAGATTGGTTCATTAAGGAGAATACCCACGAGCCGACCTTCACCCAAGAGGAGTATGATACGCTGGTTCGCATTTTGCAGCGCGATACCCGCACACCGAACGGTGAACGCAAAGTACACCTTTTCTCCGGCTTCCTTCGCTGCGCGGATTGCGGTAAGGCATTGCAAAGAAAAGCTGCAAAAGACTTCGTGTATTATGCTTGCAGAACCTATACCGAAAAATCCAAGACGAAATGCACCAAGCACTCGATACGGGTTGACCTCTTGGAGAAGGCGGTACTGGCGGCAATTCAGGCACAAATCAACCTCGTGGATGCGCTGGTTGACTTGGTGGACGAAATCAACGAGGCCCCGGTGGTGGATACCCAATCTAAGCGCATTGAAAAAATGCTCAACGATAAGCGCCGGGAGTTGGAAAAAGCACGGTCGGTATCAGATAGCCTTTATGTGGACTGGAAATCCGGGGAGATTACCCGCGAGGATTACCGGCGCATGAAAGCAAAATTCGAGGAACAGATTGAGCAGTTGACCTCTGCCATTATAAACCTCGAAGAAGAACAGCGCCGCATGAACATAGGTGTAAATTCCGAGAACCCCATATTTACGGAATTTCGGAAGTATCGCAACGCGCAGCAGTTAGACCGTAATATCTTGATTGAGCTCGTTGATACCATCTATGTTCATGAGAACAAAAAAATCACCATTCGATTTAGGTTTGCCGACGAATTAGAACGGATACTTGAATTTGTGGAACAGAACAGGCCCGAGGCCGCATATTTTTTTACCGCAAGTTGCGGATAAATGACTGCGGCCACCGGGCCCACAGGTGATACAGGTCCCACAGGCGATACCGGCCCGATAGGAGACACCGGCCCGACGGGTGATGCGGGTCCGACAGGTGATACCGGCCCGACGGGCGATACAGGCCCGATAGGAGACACCGGCCCAACGGGTGATACGGGTCCGACAGGTGATACCGGTCCGACAGGCGACACCGGTTCGATAGGCGATACCGGCCCGACGGGTGATACGGGTCCGACGGGTGATACGGGTCCCACAGGTGATACCGGTCCGACAGGTGATACCGGTCCGACGGGTGATACGGGTCCCACAGGCGATACGGGTCCGACGGGCGATACCGGTCCGACGGGTGATACGGGTCCGACAGGCGATACGGGTCCGACAGGAGACACAGGTCCGACAGGTGATACCGGTCCGACGGGTGATACGGGTCCGACAGGCGATACGGGTCCGACAGGCGACACCGGTCCGACAGGTGATACGGGTCCGACGGGCGATACGGGTCCGACAGGCGACACCGGTCCGATAGGCGATACCGGCCCGACGGGCGATACGGGTCCGACGGGCGATACGGGTCCGACAGGAGACACAGGTCCGACAGGTGATACGGGTCCGACGGGCGATACCGGCCCGACGGGCGATACGGGTCCGACGGGCGATACGGGTCCGACGGGCGATACGGGTCCCACAGGTGACACCGGCCCGACGGGTGATACGGGTCCGACGGGTGATACGGGTCCGACAGGTGACACCGGCCCCACAGGTGATACAGGTCCGACGGGCGATACAGGTCCCACAGGCGATGTAGGCCCGACGGGCGCCGGGGTGACAACCTTTGGCTATGTTTACCAACTTGCCACGGCAGGGGGCGAAACGGTTGCCGGCGGTACAGATGTGCCGTTCAGCAACAACGGCCCATTGGCCGGTATAGCTCATACGCCCGGCACCACGACGGTGACGGTGCCGCTTGCCGGCAGCTACCAGGTAGATTACGGGATTTCCTTTACAGAGGGCAGCGATACGGCTATGGCAATTACTGTAAATGGCTTGGTTGATGCATCTACGAATATCGCTTCCCTGGTGGCGGCGGGCGAGATATCGGGGACGGCGATCCTGACGCTTGGGGCGGGGGATGTAATAACGCTGAGAAATAATTCGGCCAACCCGCTTACGCTGGATTTGGACCCCGGCGTGGGTGCGCAGTTGAACGTCATTCTTCTGAGCTGAAGCAAGATAGTCGTGCATGCCTGAACAGCTCTCCCGTCCGGTGGTAAGGACGGATTGGATCGAAAGCTCGGGAATAGATATAGGACACCTCTTTGGGAGGTCAAGGGCTTTGCCCTTGACCTCAATCGCTTTCTCAAAACGGTCTTGCCCTGCTTGAATAATCGTGAAGCGGTGATGAAGCTTTGAAAAAATATAAAATTTGCGTATACGCCATATGTAAAAACGAGGAGCGGTTTGTAGACCGCTGGATGGATGCGGTAAGCGAAGCCGACCTGGTAGTTGTCGCCGATACGGGCTCAACCGATAACACGGTCGGAAAGCTCCGCGCCAGAGGGGCGGAGGTTTACGTCGATATAATCGAGCCCTGGCGGTTTGATGCGGCAAGGAACGCCGCGCTGGGCCATGTGCCGGAGGATGTCGATATATGCGTGTCCAATGACCTTGACGAAGTATTTGAGGCCGGCTGGAGGGAAAAGCTTGAGAACGCATGGCAGCCGGGCCACACGCGCGCAAGATATCTCTTTACCTCGAATTCGAACAGCGACGGCAGTCCCCTGAAGCAGTTTGCGATGGAGAAGATCCACCGGCGGCACGGGTTCAGGTGGGTACATCCTGTGCACGAGATTCTCGAATACAGCGGAGAGGACAAAGACAATATAGTATGGGTAAGAGGCCTGGTATTAAATCATTGTCCGGATACGGCAAAGTCCAGGAAACAGTACCTGCCGCTGCTCGAGCTGTCCGTGCGGGAGAATCCGGACAACGACAGGGCCGTCTTCTGGCTTGGCCGGGAATACCTGTATTACCGTATGTTTGACCGGTGCATCGACACTTTGAGCCGGTATCTTGAAATGCCCTCCGCCGTATGGAACGAGGAGCGGTGCGCGGCCATGCGGTTCATCGCGAGCTGCCTGCAGGAAAAGGGCGACGGGAACGGCGCCAAAATGTGGCTGTTCAAGGCCATAGCCGAGTGTCCCGGCGTACGCGAGCCGTACCATCAGGCGGCAAGGCTCGGATATCTGCAGAATGACTGGCCGCTGGTATTCTTTATGGTTGATAAGGCCCTCAGGATCACTGAAAGGTCGGGAAGCTATCTCCTGGACACCGAAGCATGGGGTTATTCCCTCTATGACCTCGGGGCGATAAGCTGCTACCGCCTTGGCTTATTCGGCCGGGCCTGTGATTACGCCGTCAGGGCGTGCGAGCTGCAGCCCGAAAACGCGCGTCTTAAGAGGAACCTTGAACTGATCCGGCTGAAACTACAATAAAACTACAATAAGAGAGGTGTGATGTTTTGAACCGTTATAAAGTTTGCGTATATGCAATATGCAAGAATGAGGAGCAGTTCGTAGACAGATGGATGGCTTCCATGAAAGAGGCCGACCTTGTAGTGGTAACGGATACCGGCTCTGCCGACGGTACCGCGGATAAGCTCAGAGAACGGGGAGCCGTTGTCTATGCCGATACAATCGATCCATGGCGGTTTGATACGGCAAGGAACCTATCGCTCGGTCACGTGCCGGACGATGTGGATATCTGCGTATGCACGGATCTTGACGAGGTTTTTGAGGAAGGGTGGAGGGAATGCCTTGAAAAGGCGTGGCAGCCCGATGCGACAATGGGGAAGTATCTTTATAATTGGAGGCTCAAGGCGGACAATACGCCGGATGTACAGTTCAACTATTTTAAGGTCCACGCAAGGCATGGCTACCAATGGGCGCATCCTGTCCACGAGTGCCTGAAATATTCGGGCGCAGCCCCGGAAAAGGTTGTCTACATAAACGGCATGGTGCTGAATCATTACCCGGACCCCGTAAAATCGAGAGGTTCCTATCTGCCCCTTCTGGAGCTTGCCGTGGGTGAAAATCCCCGGGATGACCGGATGGCCTATTATCTGGGCAGGGAATATATGTACAGGGGCATGTGGGAAAAATGCATCGCCGAATTGAAGCGCCACCTGTCGCTGCCCTCCTCCGTCTGGAAGGAGGAACGGTGCGCGTCCATGCGGTGGATCGCCATTTCCTGTTACAGGCTATCCAGGATACAGGAGGCATATAGCTGGTATTTCCGCGCTGTCGCCGAGGCGCCCCATATGCGCGAGCCCTATGTTGATTTCGCCAGAATTGCTTATGAGCTGAAGGACTGGCCGACAGTGTTTTATATGACGCAGGAGGCCCTGAAAATAACACGGAAGCCGCTCAACTACGTCAATATGGGCTACGCATGGGATCATACGCCGGATGATTTGTGCGCTATCGGCTGTTACAGGCTCGGCATGTATGAACGGTCGCTTGAGCACGCCAGGGCCGCGCTGTCCTTCAGCCCCCAAGACGCACGGCTCATCAACAATCTTAAGCTGATTGAAGATAAATTGAAGGAAACGGCGGCGCCGAAGGAATCGAACGCGGGGGCTTAAGGCGTATCCGCCGCAGGCTGCCCCCAGGCTTTGAGCGGAGGGTTCACCGGCCTGTGATTTTCCCGTACTGCTGTGAAAAGTAATTTTTTTGCCATGCGCTTTTGTGAAGGGCGCTCAGGTGCTTCAGCCCCATAGCGCCGTACTGCTTCACAAGCCCGTTGAAATTGACGGCTATGCTGTCGTTCAGGCTCAGGCGCTGACCGGCGACCGCGTGATAGACCACGGAGTTGAAATTGACCTTCGGATGCCAGTTTTGCTTTGTGCCATAGTAATAATAATAGCCCAGCAGCATGCTGTCGTCTTCGAAGCATTGCTTCCCCGTAAGGAAAAGCGGATCGTATCCTCCCGTTTCCTTCAGTATTTTCGATACGTGGATGCAGGGATTTGTAAATCCGTGTTTTATTACATCCACAGACAGGCTTTTGAGAAAATCATCGAACAGGTCTTTTGAACAGGGCACAGCCACAGCTTTGTCCAAAAAGGGCAGGAAGCCTTTCTGGTCAACGATTCCGCAACTGATCAGCCCCTCGCCGGAGCCGTCCAGGTAATTTACCAGGGCATCCTCCCAATTGTATGTAAAGATCATATCGAGATGAAGCTCGCTTATATAAACGGTATCAGGGAAATTCTCCCATATATAATTGAAACAGCTCTGCCTGCCGACGGTAGTGCCGGCATTGACGCCTTCGCCCGTGATATGGAAATCCAGCCCGAAACCGGCCAGATATTCCTTGAGCCCTTCATTTGTCAGACAGCCCTGGTTGTAGATTACCACTGTCTTATAAGTGCTTTTTTCCAATGATTTCAGGCATTCGGCGGCCATGCCCAGATCTTCCTCCCGCCTGTTTTCCCTGATAAAGAACAGCAGCGTGTGAATCAGCTCCATATTATTTTACTCCTGATCGATTTAGGATTATATTTTATAAAACTTTGTTTTTTCCCCAGGTGACATCGTTAATTATTTTGGTGTAGCTTTGTATCAGCTTTACCACCTTTGCCGATACGTTGATGTCGGTATAGTCCATGACCGGCGCGGACTTCTCGCCGTTGGCACGCATGGAGGCCGCCAGCTCGATCGCCTGCACGATCTCGTCCTCCGATATCCCGCCGATTACGAGGGTCCCTTTTTCAAGCACCTCGGGCCTTTCGGTGGACGTCCTGAGCAGTATTGCGGTGAAACCGAGCATCGCGCTTTCCTCGGAAAGGGTCCCGCTGTCCGATAAAACGCAGTACGAATTCATCTGAAGCTTGCAGTAGTCGATAAATCCAAAGGGATTCATGTGCCGGACCAGCGGATGGAAGGTAAAACCGCGCTCCTTTATAAATTTCATGCTTCGCGGATGGACGGAATATATCACCGGCATATGGTAATTCTCCGCGATTGCGTTTATGGCGTTCATTAGGGATGAAAAGCTGGTTTCATAATCAATGTTTTCTTCCCTGTGGGCCGACACCAGGATGTAGCCTCCCTCATGAAGGCCCAGATCCTTGAGGATGCCGCTGGCGGTTATTCCCGCTATGTGCTTCCGGATCACCTCCGGCATGGGGGACCCGGTAACGAAAATGTGCTCCCTCCTGAATCCCTCGGACAGCAGGTATCTTCTTGCATGCTCGGTATAGGGCAGGTTAATGTCGGATATATGATCCACAATCCTGCGGTTGATCTCCTCCGGGACATTGAAGTCATAGCACCGGTTCCCCGCTTCCATATGGAAGATGGGGATTTTCAGGCGCTTTGCCGCTATGGCCGAGAGCGTGGAGTTTGTGTCTCCGAGAACCAGCAGCGCATCCGGGCTTTCTTTTTGCAGCACCTGGTATGAAGACGAAAGGATGCTGCCCAGGGATTCCCCCAGATTTTTTCCGACACAGCCGAGATAGTAGTCCGGGGGCCTGATGCAAAGCTCGTCGAAAAAAATCCTGTTCAGGGCGTAGTCCCAGTTCTGCCCGGTATGGACCAGAATGTGGTCGAAATATTTATCGCACGCCTCGATACATGCGGACAGCCTTATGATCTCGGGCCTTGTTCCGAGGATTGTCAT